ACTGGCGGCGCGCTGCGCAGTGGGGGACGGCGAGTGACGCGCCCGGCCCAGGCGCGTAAGCCGCGGCCGAGGCGGGCGGCGCAACCTGCACCCGTCGCGCGCCAGCATGTGGCAGTGGAACAGGAGAACACCGCCGCGTCCCCGGAAGGGGGCGCGGCGGTGCCGCTTCGTGCCTCACACCGGCATGCCCTGGCGGAAGGCGTGCAGCGGGTCTGGATCGGGTTTGGCGGGAGGGCGGACCGGCTCTGGCTACGGCTGCTGCGCCCGGGCTTCCGGCACTGCTTCGCTGCGGTGGAGGACGCGCAGGGATGGACGGTCGTAGAGCCGCTCTCCGGCCGGTTGCTGGTGGCGCGGCCCGTGCTTGTGCCGGGCTTCGATCTGCCAGGGTTTTACCGCCGGGCCGGGCTGGTGGTGCTCGGGCCCTTCACGCCAGGCGCGCCGCATTGCGGGGTGCTCCCGGCGTTGTTGCCCTATTCCTGCGTCGCTGTGTGCCGGGCAGTGCTGGGGCAAGGTGCTCCCTTTGCTGTCACGCCCCACGGCCTCTTCCTGTCGCTAAATGAATCTCTGCGGAAAGCGGAGAAAATCCTTGACGAAAGGAATTTATTCCTATAGAACCAGCCTTGTCAACGGGCGAGCTGCGCCCGCCGACCTTCCTCCCGATCCCCAGAAACTCCACGGGCCTGTGCCGATCCCTCGGCACGGGCCCGTGTCTTTTTGGGCCGGGTTCCATCCCGCACCACAAGGAGTCCGCACGCGCATGGGTGGCCTGTTCAAAGCCCCGAAGCCGGTGGTGGTGACCGCGTCCGAACCTGCCGCAGCCGCAGCCCCTGGCGTTACTCCTGCTGCCGTAGCCGCAACTGCCCAGGCGGCCCGCGCGGAGAGCCAGGAGCGTGCCAAGCACGGCCTGGCCGGCACCATCGCGACCTCCGATCGCGGCGTGCTGGCAGAGGCGCCGCGCCCAGCGGCTGGTGCTCGCAAGACCCTGCTGGGGGAATAAGTGCATGTCCCGTAACGAGATGACGCCGGAAGCCGTGCTGGCGCGCCAGGCCGCCGCGCTGGAGCGCCGGCGGCCTTGGGAAAGCGTCTGGCGCGAGTGCTACGACCATGTGCTCTCCGCCACGCCCGGCAGCGGCGGGCCAATGCTGTACGACGCCACGGCGGCCGACGCCGCCGAGCAGCTCTCCGCCAGCCTGCTCGCCGAGCTGACGCCGCCCTGGTCCCGCTGGTTCGGTCTGGCACCCAGCCGGGCGCTGGAGGAAGGGCCGGACGCCGCCGCCGCTGCCGCCGCGCTGGAGGAGGCGGCCGAGGTTCTGCAAGGGCATATCGACCGTTCCAACTTCGCGCTGGAGATGCACCAGGCGTTTCTGGACCTCGTGGTTGCTGGCACCGGCGTGCTGCTGGTGGAGGAAGCACCGCCCGGCGAAACCAGCACGCTGCGGTTCACCGCCGTGCCGCTGACCCAGGCGGTGCTGGAGGAAGGCGCGGGCGGGCGGCTGGATACGATCTACCGCGCGACCCTGCTGGAGGCCGGCGCCATCGCCCGCCGTTACCCGACCGCGATCCTGCCCACGGGACTGGAGCCTGGGGAGGAAGGCGACGGACGCGGGCGGTTCCGCGTGGTGGAAGCGGTCTGGCCGGACGGGCGCGGTGGCTGCGGCTACCTGGCCGTGCTGGACCACGACGGTCGCGCCGTGCCGCTGGCCACCGGACGCTTCGCCGACAGCCCCTTCATCGCCTTCCGCTGGCTGAAGGCGCCCGGCGAGACCTATGGCCGTGGCCCTGTGATGAAGACGCTGCCGGATATCCGCACCGCCAACAAGGTGGTGGAGCTGGTGCTGAAGAATGCCTCCATCGCGGCCACGGGCATCTGGCAGGCCGAGGATGACGGCGTGCTGAACCCGGCCACGGTGCGGCTGGTGCCCGGCGCCATTATTCCGAAGGCGCCGGGCTCCTCCGGCCTGACGCCGCTGGCGGCGCCAGGGAACTTCGATGTTTCCCAGTTGGTGCTGGACGACCTGCGCAAGCGCATCCGCTCCGCCCTGCTGGCCGACCGGCTCTCCGCGCCGCAGGACGCCCGCATGACGGCAACCGAGGTGCTGGAGCGCTCCGCCCAGACCGCACGCCTGCTGGGTGCGACCTATGGGCGCTTGCAGGCGGAACTGCTGACGCCGCTGGTGGCCCGCTGCCTCGCCATCCTGCACCGGCGTGGCGAAGTGCCGCCGATGCTGCTTGACGGGCGTGAGGTGCGGCTGACCTACCAGTCGCCGCTGGCCCGCGTGCAGGGCCGCGCCGATGCGGCGAACACGCTGCTGTTCCTGCAGGCGGCCTCCGCCCTCGGCGCTGAGGCCACAAAGCAGATCGACGTGGTCGCAGCAACCCGACACTTGGCCCGCGCCCTGGCCGCGCCGGCCGGGATCCTGATCCCTACCGCACCCATCGAGGAGTGACCGCTCGCATGTCCGAAAACCTGCTGGAAGTCGCGGCGCCGGCCGTCGCCGAGGATGTGCCTGAGAAGTTCCGGGACGAGGCCGGCGCGCTGCGCGTGGACGCGCTGCTGAAGTCCTACAAGGAACTGGAGAAGCGCATGTCCCAGCGTCTCGCCCCGCCGGCGCCGGATGCGCCGGAGGAGGAGCACCTGCGCTTCCGCCGCGCCATCGGCGTGCCGGATTCCCATGAGCAATACAGCGTCGAGGCGAAGCACGAATTGTGCGGTCCCGACGAAGGCATCAACAGGCGGCTACACGAGGCGGGCTTCACATGCCCGCAGGTGCAGCTGGTCTACGATCTCGCCGCCGAGCGCCTGCTGCCGATGATCGCCGAGGCCGCTGCGGATTACGAGGCGCAGAAGCAGCAGGCCAGGCTGGCCGAGGCGCTGGGTGGCGAAACGCAGTTCCGGCGCTTGGCGCCGCAGATTGCCGCCTGGGGCCGCTCCAACCTCCCGCCTGGCGTCTTCGCCGCGCTATCCACCACCGCCGAGGGGGTCCTGGCGCTGCATGGCATGATGGGCAAGGCCGAACCGAGCCTGGCCCGCGAGGTCGAGCCGGCCGAGGGTGTGGACGAGCAGGCGCTGCGCAAGATGATGCGCGACCCGCGCTACTGGCGCACCCGCGAGCCCGAGTATGTCAAGCGCGTCACCGAAGGCTTCAAGCGCCTGTTCGGCAACGCCTGACGCAATCGCGGCAGGGTTTCGCAGCCTCGCTCGCCCTGCCGCGGCGGGCCGCCGGCGCGGTGCTTGCGCACCCCGGCGGCCCGCTTTTCCCGAGTTCCGCCTCGCTCAACCCGCGTGACCCGCGGGCGCGATGGCGCGCGCGCATCGCCGGCCCCGACCCGGGACCAACCGCGCGGTGTGGGCATCAACCCCGAAGCTTCCATCAAGGAACATCCGATGTCCGCCACGATCGACCAGGTTTTTGCGAAGCAGTTCGAGTCCGAGGTGCATGAGGCCTACCAGCGCCAGGGCAGCAAGCTGCGCCCCACCGTGCGCAGCAAGACCGGTGTGCGCGGCGCGTCCACTGTGTTTCCCCTCGTTGGCCGCGGCACGGCGGCGGCGAAGGCGCGCAACGGCGCGGTGCCGGTGATGAACCTGTCGCATTCCCATGTGGAATGCTTCCTGCAGGACTATTACGCCGGCGAGTGGATCGACCGCCTGGACGAGCTGAAGACCAACATCGACGAGCGCGCCGTGGTGGCCAATGCAGGCGCCTATGCGCTGGGCCGCAAGACGGATGAGCTGATCATCGCCGCGATGGATGCCGGCACGCGGGAAGCGACCGGCACGGCAGCCGGCACCACGGATACCGACGGCTTGACCAAGGCCAAGGTGCTGCTGGCCTTTGAGATGCTGGGGGCCGCCGATGTGCCCGATGACGGCAACCGCTTCGCCATTGTCGGTTGGAAGCAGTGGTCGCAGCTGCTGCAGATCGAGGAGTTCGCCAATACCCAGTATGTCGGCGATGCCGACCTGCCCTGGAAAGGCACGCAGGCCAAGCGCTGGCTGGGCGCGACCTGGATGCCGCATTCCGGCCTGACCAAGAGCGGCAACCTGCGCTTCTGCTACTTCTACCACAAGACCGCCATTGGCCATGGCGTGGCGCAGGAAGTGTCCACCGACATCACCTGGCACGGCGATCGCGCCGCCTTCTTTGTCAACAACATGATGAGCCAGGGCGCCGTGCTAGTCGATGAGACCGGCGTCGTGCGGATGCGCGCCTTCGAGGCGTAAGGGCCGCTTCGGCCGGGGGCGCGCCCCCGGCCGGGTTCTTTACTCCATTTCGCCAAACAGGAGTTTTGCCGATGGCGCTCTCCGCTCTCGTCCTATGCTCGCGCGCGCTTCTCAAGATCGGCGCGCAGCCCGTCGCCTCCTTCGACGAAGGCACCGCCGAGGCGGAGGTGGCGGCCAATCTGTATCCTTCCGTGCGCGATGCCATGCTGTCCTCCCACCCCTGGAGCTTCGCCAGCGGCCAGATGAACCTGCCTCGCTTGGCAGAAGTGCCCTATGCCGATTATCGGCATGCCTACCAGCTTCCGGCCGATTTCCTGCGCGTACTGTCGGCGGGCAGCGGTGGTGCCGGGCGCGGGCTGCGCTATCGGCTGCATGAGCAGCGCCTGCACACCGATGCCACGCATGTCACGTTGACATACGTGTTCCGGCCCGAGGAGAGCGAGTTCCCGCCTTTTTTCGCCGCAGCGCTGATGACGCGGCTCGCAGCCGAGTTCTGCATTCCGTTAACCGAGAGTACCTCGCGCGCCGAGATGCTGCACCGGCTTGCCGATACCGAGTTCCGCAATGCGCGGCTGACCGACAGCCAGCAGGACACGGCAAAGGCGATCGAGGACTTTCCCTTGATCATGGCGCGGGGGTGACACCATGGCCATGGGCCGCAGCGTCAAGACCAGTTTCACCGCGGGCGAACTCGGCGACCAGCTTCTGGGCCGTGGCGACCTGCGCGCCTACGAGAACGGCGCGCGGCGTCTGCGCAATGTCTTCATCCAGCCCACCGGCGGCGTGACGCGCCGCCCGGGCTTGCGCCATGTCGCGCTGCTGCCCGGAAAGGCGCGTCTGATCGCCTTTGAGTTCAACACCGAGCAAACCTACCTGCTGGTGCTGACCGACCATTTGCTGCAGGTCTTCATGGGCGACGCATCGGTCGCGCATCTTGTGGCGCCGTGGTCGGAAAGCATGCTGGATAGCATTGCGTCGACCCAGAGCGCCGATACGTTGCTGATCGTGCATCCCGAGCTCGGGCCGCAGCGCATCACCCGCAGCAGCCATCTGGACTGGAGCATCTCCGGCTGGAACTTTGTCAGCCAACCCTTTCACCGCTTTGCCTCGTCGGGGGTGACGCTGGCCAGCAGCGGCACCAGCGGATCGGTCACCGTGACGGCAAGCGCCGCGACCTTTCTGCCGGGCCATCTCGGCACGACGATGCGTATCGGCCTAAAGAAGCTGCTTATCACAGCGGTGAACTCGCCGAGTTCCGCCACGGCGACTGTGCTGGACCTGTTGGATGGCACCGCGGCCACCACCGATTGGGACGAGGCTGCTTTCAGCGAGGCGCGTGGATGGCCAGTGACGGTGTGTTTCCATCAGGACCGGCTGGTGCTCGGCGGATCACGCAGTCTGCCCAACCGCTTGTGGTTGTCGCGGTCCGGCGACCTGTTCAACTTCGACCTCGGCACCGGCCTGGATGACCAGGCCATCGAGTTCGGCCTGCTGTCGGACCAGGTGAATGCCATCCGCGCCGTCTTCTCCGGACGGCACCTGCAGGTCTTCACCTCCGGCGCCGAGTGGATGGTCACGGGCGACCCGATGACACCGGCCTCCATCCAATTGCACCGGCAGACCCGCATCGGGTCACCCGTGAATCGCATGATCCAGCCGGTGGATGTTGATGGCAGCACCATCTTTGTCTCGCGCGCCGGGCAGGGCGTGTACGAGTACGCCTATACGGACGTGCAACAGGCCTATCAGGCCAGCGACCTGGCTCTGGTGGCGCGGCATCTGGTGCAGGCACCAGTGGCCATGGCTTACGACCAGACCCGGCGGCTGCTGCATGTCGCGATGGAGGGCGGCTGGCTCGCCACCCTGACGCTCTACCGCACGGAGCAGGTAACGGCCTGGACGCGGCAGGACACGGCTGGGCGCTTCAGCGCGCTCGCCGAGATCGACGGCACGGTCTGGTGCGTCACCTTCCGCCTCGGCGGTTGGCGGCTGGAGCGCTTCGACGACGCCCTCGCCATGGATGCCGGCCTGACCGGCGAGAGCGCAAACGAGCGCGTGGTCTGGAGCGGGCTGGACCACCTGCCGGGAGCATCGGTGCAGGTGGTGGCGGATGGCGCGCCGCGCGGTGCCTTGCCGGTGGTGAAAGGCTCCGTCACGCTGGATGCGCCCGCCTTCGCCGTGCAGGCCGGCCTCGGCTTCGCGCACCTGGTGGAGTCGCTGCCGCCGCTGTTGTTCTCCGCGGCCGGGTCCCGCACACGGCAGCGCTTTCCGTGGACCTCGGGCGCGGCGCTACGCCGGTGCCCTTCCGCCGGCTGGACACGCCGATGCTGGATGCCGCGCCCGCGCGCTTCACCGGCGACGTCACCCTGCGCGGCCTGGGCTGGCGGCGCGACACGCTGCAGCCGCTCTGGCGCATCGAGGGTGAGACGCCGCTGCCGATGACGCTGCTTTCCGTCACCACCGAGACCAGGATGACCGACTAATGGCCCAACTCGTTCCCATCGCGGCCGTCGCCGGCACTGCCGCCTCACTCTACGGCACCGTGCGGCAGGGGCAGCAGCAGGCCGCGACGGCCCGCGCGCAGGGGCAGCAGCAGCAGCAGGAGCTCGATGCCCGCGCGCAGCAGCTCGCCGTCGCGCAAGCGGCGGAGGCGCGCAGCCGGCAGGACAAGCTGGAACGCACCGTTTCCTCGACCCGCGCGCGGCTCGCGGCATCCGGCGTCAATCCGGACCAGGGTTCGGCCGGTGCCATCACGGCGGGCCTGGCGCAGGATGCGGCGGAAGCCGCCGCCGACAGTGCCGGAACTTATGACGCCCGCATGGCGGCCGGCCGCAGCAGCCTGCTGAATGCCGACGGCTCCCTGACCACCTGGCTGCGCGCCGGAAACAGCTTCGGCACGGCGGTGCGCAACCTGCTCGACTGAGCTCTTCGCGCCCCGCCGCGAGGCCCGGGCCTTCCCTCACCCCTTCCGCATGAGAGATCCGAATGGCCGAGCATATCCGCATCGGCGACGTCGCGCCGCGTGTGCATTACGCGGCGGATGGCGCGCAGACTGTTTTCATCTATCCCTTTCCCATCTTTCAGCCCGCCGACATGGAGGTGCGGGTCGACGGGCAGGTTGTGGCCGGCGGCTATACGGTTCTGGGCGCGGGCTCCTCCGCTGGTGGCAGCGTCATCTTCGCGGCGCCGCCTTTGTCCGACAGCTTGGTCGCACTGCGTCGGCGGCTGGTGATCGCGCGCAACAGCGACTTCCAGCCTAATGGCGTGCTGCGGGCCAATACGCTGAACGATGACCTCGATCGCCAAGTGGCGGCGATGCAGGAGTTCCGGGACGACACCGGCAGTATGGTCCGTGCCAACCCGGGGGAAGCGCCGACCGGTTTGGTGCTGCCGGATCGCGTCGCGCGCGCCAACCGCGTGATGGGCTTCGACAGTCTGGGCAATGTCACCGCCTTCGCGCGGGAGGAAGGCGTGTTGAAGGTGCCGCAGGCCGGCGCCATTGCCCGCACGGTTGCGGACAAGATGGGCGAGGTGCTCTCCGCCCGTGACTTCGGCGCGATGGGCGACGGCATGAGCGACGATGGCCCGGCGTTGCAGGCCGCGATGAATGCGGCGGCCGGTGCCGGCAAGCACCTGCTGATTGGAGAAGGCAGCTTCCGCACCACCATGCCGTTGTTGCTGCCCGGCGTGGCCCCAGGGCTGACCATGCGCGGGACCATCATTTATGCCGGCCCGGATGGCCATGCCGCGCTGACCCTTGGCGACGGCGCGGGCGTGCGCAATGCTGCCAAGCTCTACCAGGGCCTGCGGGTGCAGCGCGCGGCCCAGGCGGACTGGATGGACGAAGGCGACATCGGCATCCTGTTGCGCAACCTCGATTCCTCCACCGTTGAGATCCGGCAGGCCGAGGGCTTCACCATTGGCATCCGTACCCTCGGCGTAGAGCGCGGCTTCGAGGACAGCACGTTGCATCTCGGCCGCATCGTCGACAACCGCATCGGCCTGGACATCCGGTGCGAAACGGCGGCGGCCTGGAACAACAGCATCCGCTATATCGGCGGGCACTTCGCCAATTCCTCGGCGACGCACCCGACGATGGACCGCTTCGGCGTGCGGTTTTCCTGCGCGCCCGGCGCTTATCCCCGCCACAACGCGCACCTGTTCATCGGTCCGGGGTTCGAGCTGCAGCGCCAGGGTACGCCGGGTACGGTTACTGCCATTCCCTTCCTGCTGGACGCGGGGGAGGAGCGCGGCATCGTGGCGCGCGGCGTGCGCATGGAGCAGTGCAGCACCAACGTCGCCGCGCATACCGGTGGGGCCAATGATTGCCTCTACGAAGTAGCCTATACCGGAACCTACGCCTTCACGGGCACCGGCATTCTGTATACGCCGACCGCCACGCGGGCCGGCGGAACCGTAGTGCCGCTACATCAGGCGACGGCTGCGCATGGCACACCACGGCTCGTGGCGGCGGCCGAGAACATCCGGCAGCGCGCCTTTCGGCAAACCGTGGATGTCAGCGGCGGCGTCGGCTTCGAGCAGATGGCGGTCATGTCCGGCAACCCGCAGAACGCGCCGACCACTTTGAACGGCTTGGCTTTCGCTGGCCTCTCGCTTTTGTCGTTGAACCCCGACAGCGTCGGCATCCCGACCAGCCGCGCCATTGCTTTTGTGGTCGACTGCAGCGAGTGCAAAGAATTCTTCATCGCCGCCGAGGGCGCGGAACTGCGGCCGGTGGTGATGCAGTTCGATGGTTCGGAAAACCTTCTCACCAGCGCCAGTCCCGTGCTGCTGTCCAACATGAACACGGTCTGGGCGGGCGAGCCATCCTTCTTCTGGGAAGGCAATGCTAACCTGGACAGCCTGGTCGGTGGGCTGGCCATCAACAAGCTGCAGCGCGTGACGCTGCATGGCAGTGCGCGCTACGCCGCCATCGGCGTGCGGGGTGGCACGGCGACCGCAGTGTTGAGGGCGCTTCGCCTTTACTGCTCGCCCATGCATGCGCCCTCGCTGGTGTATGGCGGCAGCCGCCGGTGGGGTGTGCGGGAATACACCGCCACTGACAGCGGCTGGACGGTGCCGGCCCTCGCGGCAGGTGCAACGGCTACGCGCGACGTCGCCTTGCCCGGTGTGCGCCAGGGGGACTTTGTCCAGGCTTCTTTTTCCAAGAACACGGGCTTCCAGAACGGCGGCGTGGTCTTGCACGCCAGCGTCGGCGGCTCCGCCGGCATCGACCAAGTGCGTGTCACCGCGCAGAACGTCAGCGGCGGCAGCATCACGGTCGATACCGGTACGCTCTATCTGCGCGCCACCAAACCGAGGATTTGACGCATGAAGGGGATCCCCCCGGCACTGGTCACTGAGTTGGAATCGGCGGCGATGCGGGTGGTGGAGGACTACGGCGCCTTCATCGCCCGCGGCCCAGCGCCAGGTACACATGACGATGCCAAAGCTTTCGCCGCGCACCACGCCGCCGCCAAATCGGCGCTCGCGCACCTGGAGCACTTGCTGAAGCTCGCCCGTGCCGCCGGTGCGGGCGAGGATGTCGCGGGCGTGGTCCAGGCCAGCGCCCTGCTGCAACAGGCGCGTGGCGCCATGTCGGCCGAGGCAGAGGAGGAGGGGAGCGACGCCGATGACGGAACCTCCGGCTGACCTTCTGGAGTTTGTCTGGGTCTGGAATGCGCATCTCGGCCAGGGCACGCCGCCGGTTCACCGCCGCATCCTGCGCTGGCTGGATGCCCGGAAGCGGGCGGAAGAGGGGCGGCTGCTGCTGATGGCCTTTCGCGGCTGCGGCAAATCGACCCTGGTGGGGCTTTATTGTGCCTGGCTGCTGGCGCGCTGGCCGGAAACGCGCATCCTGGTGCTGGCGGCGGACCACCAGCTTGCCACCAAGATGGTGGCTTCCGTGCGTCGCATCGTGGAACGCCATCCACTGTGCCGGCATTTGGTTCCGCAGCACGCGGAAGCCTGGGCATCGGACCGTTTCATTGTCGACCGCCAAGGTGCGCTGCGCGATCCTTCCGTACTGGCGGCAGGACTGGGCGGCAACATCACGGGTTCCCGTGCGGATGTCATCATCTGCGATGATGTGGAGGTGGCCGGGAACTGTGACTCGCCTGGCAGGCGCGAGGAACTCCGCGAGCGGCTGGCGGAAACAGAATTCATCCTCACGCCCGGCGGCACCATCCTGTATGTCGGCACCCCCCATTGCGCCGAAAGCCTTTACCTGCACCCGGACGAAGGCGAAGCTTTCCTCGGAGCCTATCGCCGGCTGCAGATCCCGTTGCTGAACGCGGCGGGGCAGAGTGCCTGGCCCGAGCGTTTCTCACAGGTCATGATCGCGCGGATGCGGGACCAAGTGGGGCCGGTGCATTTCGGCCGGCAGATGTTGCTGCGCCCGGTGGCCGGCGGCGCCGCACGGCTCGACCCCCGCCTGATCATCCGTTATGCCGAGGAGACGGAGTACCGGGAAGCCAATAGCCGCCCTGTTCTCAGCTTGCTGGGGCGGCGCATGGTCTCCGGCGGGGGCTTCTGGGACCCGGCCTATGGCCGACCCGGCAGCGGCGACGGGTCTGTCCTTGCTGCCACCTACAGCGATGCGGAAGGGAACCACTATCTGCACCGCTTGGCTTATCTGACGCATGACCCCGATGCGCGCGATGATCCGGCGACGCAGCAGTGCCGGCAAGTGGCGCAGCTGGCGCGCGAATTGCTGTTGCCGGTGGTCCGGGTGGAAACCAATGGCATCGGCCGCTTCTTGCCGGCGCTCCTGAAGCGGGAAATTGCGCGTGCCGGCGCCGCATGTGCCGTGGTGGAGAGCCACAGCCGTCACGCCAAACAGGACCGCATCCTTTCGGCGTTGGACCCGGTGCTGGCTGCCCGGAAGCTGCACGCGCATGACCGCGTCTTCCGCACGCCTTTCCCGACCGAGATGACGGAATGGAAGCCCGACACGCCGGGCATGCGCGACGATGCGCTGGATGCCGTCTCCGGCTGCCTTCTGGCCGAGGCGGTTCGGCTGCCTGGCGCGCCACCGGCGCCGCGCGGGCCGGGATGGCGCGGGATCTGACCGCAGGACGCGGCCGGCGCCGGGAAAATTCCGAAATGCGTGCCGCCCTGTTTACCTGCCGGCAAAGCTGCTTATGTCATGCTGCACCTGCACAATGGAGCCGACGCCCATGGCACAGGTTAAGCCTTGTTCGCCTCATTTCGCCTCGCCGGTGAAGGAATGGTTCGACACCGGCCACAGCCCCATCGGCACATTCCGCTTCCGCGGCGGCCGGCAGGCACCGACCACACGCGGGCTGATCCATGAGACACCGATCGGTCGCCGATTCATTCCGGCGCGGCCTGCCGGTTTCCCGGCCCCTGCCTGGCGCCTGGATGCTTCGTACGAGTGGCAGACCGACCTCGCCTGGTCCGCGCGGCGAGCGCTGGTGGGGCAGACTTCCCGGCGCCTGAAGCTGCTGCTGGTGTCGCTGGATATGCGGGGCCACGCCGCCACCCTGCACCTGCTCTTCGACAGCTTGCCGACTCGCGACGACGAGGACCAGGTCAACGCCATTGAAGCCGAGGTGACGGCGGACTTCGTCGATTGCTGCCAGATCAACAGTCAGCCGCTGCTGGCCTGGGGGGAGGGCAGGTTGCGGCTTCCTTCCGGCATGGTGGCCTACCGTCGCCGCGCCTGGGCGGAGTAGGACCACAAATCGTCCTTGCCATAGGACGAAATTCCCGTTAAGCCTGAGCTTGTCAACGGGCGAGTTGCGCCCGCCGACCGGTCCGTTCCTCAGGCCACCTTCTTCACCTTGAGAATTTCATTCGCATGCCGCACCCGCCCGGGCGCGGTGATGCGGAAGCGGCTATCCGCACCTTGCTCCGCCAGGCTCATATCCGCCAGGCGCTGAAGGCAGGGGCCGTCCTTCAGCCCATCGGGCCGTCCGAGCTGCCCCACAAGGGTCAGCCGGTGCAGCGCCGATCGGCAGCAGGTTTCCAGATAAGGCTCGTTCCACATCGTTCCCAACGCAACTGGTTGCCGAAGGCGCCGGTGGCCTCCTGCTGTGCAGGGTGGCCCCGGCGCCTTCGTCGTTCAAGGAGGCCGAGGAGGGCCGCATGATTCCCGCAGACATGGAACCGCAGGTTCTAGCCACAGCAGTGCAGGCGCCGATGATGGCTGCTCTGTTCTGGATGATGCACGGGCTGCGCCGCGGCTTGTCCGAGCGCTGCTCCGCGCCGGACGAGGCGCCTCAGCATTCCCGCGACCCTGATGCGCTGGCCCGCACGCGCGACGAGTTGGCGGCGTTCAAGCTTGAGGTGGCACGGACCTATGTGCCGCTCTCGCTGATCCGCGACGTGGACCAGCGGCTGACGCAGCAGTTGCTGCGGATCGAGGAAAAACTGGATGCCGCGACCCGCGCCGCCACTGTGGCGGCAGCGGCGGTGGCGGCACAACAGCCCCAGCGTGGCTGGCGGACGGAGGACAGGGCATGA